TTTTAAAGAATATTATTTAAATGAAATGCCTTGGGTAAAAGGTGACGATAAACATTTAGATTTTAAAATGGAATTGCCTGACTGGCCGGATCGCTTTGTTGAAATTATGACTAATAATAAAAATAAAGATAGAATTTTAAAACATTTTTATGATATTGATTTATATAGAGTATTTTTTACTAAACGTTTTGAAAAACTTAATGATCAAGAAAAGAAAAAAGTATTGTCAGTATTGCCAAATAAATTTATTAAAGATATGAGATTAGAATGAAATTTCAAGATTATTATTTAGAGGAACAATTTATATTTGAAGATATTTTTAATTATGATGTCAAGTATTTAGAAGATAAATATGACGAATTTAATAAAAAATATTTTTTTAATAAACTTCCTAAAATACCTATTAGAATAAATAAAATGAAAACCAAAGGCGGTTTTATAGTTTTTTATTTAAAAGGAGGAGAACTAGATCATTTTAAAGAAATAGTAATTTCAAATTTTTTTAATAAAACTGAAAAACATACTCAAGCAATATTAATTCACGAAATGATTCATGCATATTTAAAAGTTGTAGGAATGGTAAAGGATATTGGAGGAATGCATGGCAGTCATTTTAAAACAATAATAGATAAATTAAAAAAAGAATATGATTTAGACATTCCTTTAGAAGATGATGTTAAAGATTTAGAAATTTCTGATACCATTAAAAGAAAAGAATTTTTCGTTATTATATTACAATCAAAAGATAAATATTCTTTATCAGTATTTAAAAATTTAACAGATGATGAATTATTAAGATTAAATTTTTTAGAGACATATGCTAAAGATAAAAATCTTAAATTTATTATTTTAAGGTCTAATAATTCTGTGCTATTAAAATATTCTCATAAAAAAGGATTACCAAAAAGAGGATCACCTTTTACATATTATAGTATAGATTCTAAATCGGCACAAGAAATAATAGATACAGCAGAAAAAGAAAATAAAATTATTAAAATTTATGGGTAAGGAAAAATAATGTTTAAAGATTTTTATTTTACAGAAGATCAGAATTTTAAAATATTTTGTGATATGGATGGAGTTTTAACAAATTGGAAAAAAGAATGGCATAAACTTTCTGATCTTGATTTTGATGAATATGGAAATAAGTATGGAACAAAAGCTAAATGGAAATTAATTGAAGATCAAGGAATAGAATTCTGGTCCATGATGGAATGGATGCCAGATGGACATAAGCTTTGGGATTATTTAAAACCATTTAATCCAACTGTTCTATCTAGTCCTTCCAGATCACAACTTAGTAGAGATGGAAAAATTATATGGACTAGTAGAGAACTAGGAGATAATGTTGAAGTAATTTTAGAAAAGGATAAACACAAGTATGCTTGTCCTAATTGTATTCTTATAGATGATACTCAAGAAAAGATTGATAAATTTATTTTTGCAGGAGGTATGGGGATACTTCATACAGATACTAAAAGTACAATAGAACAATTGAAAGGATTGGGTTTATGAATTTTGAAAAATATTATTTGAAAGAAGAAAAAGAAATACCTGAATTGATTTTACCAATTGGTATATCTGGTTCTGGAAAAAGTACTTATATTTCAACTTTAAATAAGAATCATAATTATGTTGTTGTGTCTCCTGATGAAATCCGTAAGGAGATTTGTGGGGATGTGAATTGTCAGAATAGAAATTCAGAAGTATGGAAGATTGCAAAAGAAAGAGTTGTTGATAATTTGAAGAAGAATAAATCTGTAATACTTGATGCAACTAATGTAAATACAAAAAATCGTAGAGCTTTTATAAAGGATTTGCCAGATTGTAAACTCATAGCAAAGATATTAAATATTGATCCTGCAATAGCTAAACAAAGAATACAACAAGATATAAAAAAGGGAATAAATCGTAGTAATACTCCTTCTTATGCAATAGATAGAATGTATGATCAATTTAAACAAACATTGCAAGATATAAAACACGAAGATTTTAAAATTATAAATTAAGATATTTTTTTAATGTAGTTTTAATTTTATTAAGATTATAATATGGTATTCTGATTAGAGAGATATTATAGATTTGACAGTATTTATTTTTAATATTATCGGATATTTTTGTTCTATTATATTTTTCAATACCAGATTCTTTGCCGCCAAAATATGATGGTTTAAAATGTTGTTCCCCATCAAATTCAATACAAATATTATGATTTGGTAAAAAGAAATCAAATGGAAGAGGTTTTATATTTTTACAATCTTTAAATCGTTTTTGGGTTTCATATTGAATATTATTTTCTTTTAACCATTTTTCAATAGTTTCTTCGCCTTTTGATCTTTGACATTTTGAACATCCTTTGCCTATTAAATGATTATTAGGTTGTTGCCAGAATTCACCATGATTGGGACATATAATACATAGTATAGTTTTTGAATTTTTATATTCTGATTTTGAATAATTGTAAAAATTATTGTGAATTAAATTTGCTTTTTGAATAAAATCATTTAATGTTTTTGAATAACATTTAGCACATCCTTTTCCATTTAAATGAGCATTTGGAGTTTGGTAAAAATTGCCATGTTCATGACATAATATACAAACTTTTGTTTGACTGTTTATATAATTTGTTTTGGAATAATTGTAAAAATTATCGTGAATTAAATTTGCTTTTTGAATAAATTCATAAGTATTAGATATTAAATTACCAGAACATTTAGGACAACCATGATCTTGTAAATGATTATTTGGAGTTTGAAAAAACGATTCGTGTAATTTGCATATGATTTCAATTTTAGTTCTTGCATTAATATAAAGTATTTTTGAATAATTATATTTATCACCATGAACTAATTTGGCTTTTTGAATAAATTCTTGTTGGGTAAGTTTTTTATACATGTGGTATCCTTATTAAAAATTATAAATACTATTGTGAGGGACAGTCGATTAGTATCCTGTCGATTGGTTTAGCACTACTAATGTTAAACCTAACCTCTTTTAAGTATTTATAAAAATTGGAGACAAAAATGAATTTTTTAGAATTTTATTTAAACGAATATAAATTGAATTTAAAACCAAAAAAATCGTGGCGAGATAGATATGTGTACCACGTAACTCCGACAGGTCAAAGAAATCGTGTTCTTATTAGGTCGTTGCCCGCACCTGAACAAGAAAAATATCGACCCCCTCAATTTAAAAAAGGTGGAGGTTTAGATACAGATAATAAATTAACTCCAACTAAAAAACCTGTATCATTATATACATATGATTTTTATATTGGTGTTGAAAGCAATGAAGCATTAGATAATTTAGAAGAAGGTACTTTAGTCAAAGCTACAAATGATAGTGGTAAAGCAATTGATTTTGAAGATTTAAATCTTAAAGTTATTAAGATATTTGACGTTCCTATTAAGGCTGTTGTTAAATATAAAACAGATGAAGACGAATGGAAAGAATTTGATGAAGATATGTCAGAGAAAGATAAATATAATTTTATAAAATTTGAAGATCAAAATAAAATGTTTTTATTAAAACTAGAACCTTATCTTGATGTTATTAAGATAGGTGAATAATGGAATATACTATTATAGGTGGAGCTATAACATCAGCAGCAGAAGGATGGACATTACAAGATAATTGTGTATTAACGGCAACATTGTGTTTATCTGGAAGTGTTATAGCAAGATATGTATTATGTGATTGTATTTTAAAGGAGATCAAATGAGTTATATAGAACATCTTAAAGAAGCAATAAATGGAATGGATTCTTCGCTTAATCAATTTAGTGAAGATAAACTTAAAAGAAGATTGAATGCTTATGATGCATCCGTTACTCAATTTGAAGATGATGAAGCTATTAATGAAATGGTTGTTGTTGGAGATAAAAACAATGATGTGATTATAGCATTTGATAAATGGATTTATTTTTTAAACGATGATGATCCAAATATTCAAAATATTAAAGATGAAATAGCAACTAATTTAAATTTTGAAGAATATAATGATTCATCAGATGTATATTCGCTTATGCAAGAAATTAGTGAAAGATATCCAGATGTTTTAGTCGGAAGCATACATGATAAAGTCTTATATGTTCAAAATTATTCATCTTTTAAATTAGACCCTAAATCTTCTATTCTTGTCAAGAAAGTTGTAGATACTTTAAAATTAAAGTCTGTTACTGTTTCTCATGGAGACAGTGATATTAAAGTTACTAAAAAGAAAATAGTTGGAGAAATATCAGATATTGCTTATCATGGAACAACTTCAAAATATTTAGATGGAATTTTAAGAAAAGGACTTAGACCTGACGAGAGAGAATCTAATTGGCTAAAACAAGGGATACAACATCCAGATAAAATTTTCTTTACAACTTTAATAGGTGAAGCAATGGGGCATTCTATAATGACTGCTAATAAGAAGGGTGGAATTCCTATTATATTAGAATTTAAAATACCAGATAAAGATTTAATGATTGCCGATTATGATGTCGAAGGAGAAACTGGAGCACATGAATTTTATGATTATCATGTTCAAAGTCATAAAAGAACATATAAAAGTAAACCTATGAGCTTATCTAAAGAATTTGGTATCTATGGTTATAAAGGAAATATTAAACCTGTCTTTATTAAAAATATTTATGTTGCTATAAAACCAGCAGATGAAGTTTATAGTATGGATGATTTTAAAAAGATGAAACCAAAAACTGCGGCTAGATATATCGAATATGGTTATGGAGATTATTAAATGAAATTTTCACAATATTATAAAGAAGCTAAAGAACAATTTATTATTCCAGAAAAAATTCAAAAGAATTTTGAAATAACTGGAGATATGTCTAATGCTAAAAATTGGAAAGCTAAAATCTTAGCAGCTAACAGTGCTACTAAAGGACAGAAAATTGGACAATGGGATCAAGTAAGATATATCTTAATTGGATTAAAAACCAATAATATTATTCCAATTGCTATAGCAGATGAACATCGAACAGGTTATGATGTATTACAGGAATATTATTATAAGAAAAAACTAGTCCCTAAAGATGATTATATATCTGTTTGTTCATGGGGTAATGAGTATTTTTATCCAGAAAATCAGGAATATACAAAACAAAAATTAGAAGCATATAAAAAATTTATAGCATATGGTGGAAAAAAATTAATGGTAAATGCTATGGGTGGAGATTATCAAGACACTATACAAAATTTTATTAAAAGGGGTGCAGATATATCTGTTAAAAAAGGAGAACTTGCAACTAAAGGACAAAATATTGTAAATAGATTAGAAAAAATTGCAAAGTTATATAAACAATCATTAGAGCCGCTTAGAGGAGATAAATTTATTAAAAAATTAAATGATGCTGCTTTAGCTTTTTTAGATGATGATGATATTGGATATGAATTACGGTTACATTTAAATATAGATGGTGATTATATGAAAAAATTGAGAGATGATATAATGAAAAATTTAGAAAGTAATGAAGCAGTTGGAAAGGGCTTTTTTGGAATGAACGGAATCAAAAATACAATTCATAATTATCTTAGAAAATTTATTAAAGATAATCAAAATTATCCAAGTAAAAATGATTATAAAAGAGTTTTTGGAGATGATTTAGAACTTGCTTATAGAGAATTTAATAGACTAGGAGAAATATAATTAAAAAATAGGTTGACTTTTTAATTAAAATATATTATTTTAGGATAAATTTATAAAGGATACCAAATGAAATTTAAAGAATATTATACCTATTTAACAGAAGAAAAATTTGATCAATGGGAAGACCTTAAAGATAAGTATTCAGATTTAAAAAATGCAGTTGAAGTAATGACTAAAATTCATTCGCACGGATTTGAATGTTTGATAGTCGGAGGAGCAACTAGAGATTTATTGTTGGGCAAAGATCCTCATGATATAGATTTAGTTTCAAATGCTAATACAGAACAGATAGAAAAAATATTTGGAACCTCCATAGATATAGGTAAAAATAAATTGATGGGCGTGACTGTAGTACCCTATAAAGGTCAAAATATAGAAATTGCAACTTATAGAAAAGATATTTATGATAAATTAGGTGGAGGTAAAGGAGCAGATAAAGTTGAAATAACTAGTTCATTTAAAGACGATGCAGAAAGGCGTGACTACAAATTAAATGCACTTGGCATTGACAAAGATGGAAATGTTATAGATCATGTAAATGGATTAAGTGATATTAAAAATAAAATTATTTCTTTTGTTGGAGATCCTAAGACTAGAATCATTGAAGATCCTGTAAGATTAATGCGTGGAGTGAGATTTTCTTCCAAGTTAGGTTTTCGTATAGACGATAAGACTATGGAAGCAATTAAACAACATGCGCCAGAAATAAAGAAAGTTGCTGCTGAAAGAATTTCTCAAGAACTTTTTAAAATGGCTGATGCTGAAGGAGAAACCTTTGCAAAATCTATTCAATTGTTAATTAATACCGGATTGATGCAATATATTCTTCCTGAAATTGTTGGATTAGCAGATAAATTACATAGTCTCGAAGACCATCCCGAGGGTGAAGGTAAATTAAAAGGAACTGTACTTGGTCATGTGATTGAGGCTATTAAGACAGTTAAAATTAAAGACCCATTAGTTACATTAGCGGTTCTTTTGCATGATATTGGGAAGTTAAAAACACATTCTGTTGGAGATGATAATAAACATCATTATTATGGACACGAGGCTAAAGCATTTGAAATGATTGATGAAATAGCTAATCGTCTTAAATTAGATAATGATACTAGAGAAGCTTTACAATTTGCTGCTGCTAATCATATGAAAATGCCTCAATTTTTAAAGTTAAAAGATTCTACTGCTTTGAAAATGATGAATAGTCCATATTTTGATTTATTATTAAGTGTAGCCGAAGCTGATAGCAGAGCCAGGGGTCAACTTTTTGACGAAGAAGAATGGAATAAAATTATTCAAAAGATTGAAAAACTTAAAAGTAAATATAGTGGTAGTAATTCAGTAGAAAATATTCGAAAGATTATTAATGGTAAATTTATTATTGATTTGTTAAAAATCAATCCTAAAACAGAAGGAAAAAAAATAGGAGAAATTATTAAAAAAACTATGGATTGGATTCTTGATAAAAATATAAATGTAAATGATATTGATAAAATTAAAAATTTTATCTTAGGTATGAAGTGATAATATAATATCAATATTGTTATAATCGTAATAAGGAATTCTAATTAATTTTATATTATGGATATAACAATATTGATTTTTAATATTATCATTTATTTTTTGTTTATTAAATTTAATTAATCCACCAAATTCTGAAATCGGTTGAAAATGTTGTTTACCATCAAATTCAATACAAATATTCATTTCTGGTAAAAAGAAATCAAATGATAATAAATTTTTATTTTTACAGTTTTTAAATTTAAATTGACATTTATAGTTTATGTTATGTTCTTTTAACCAGTTTGCAATTTGTTCTTCTCCTTTTGATCTTTGACATTTGGGACATCCACATCCTCTTAAATGTGTACTTGCAATTTGACAGAACTTTCCATGTTTTTTACAGATTATACATATTTTAGTTCTGCTATTAATATAATTACTTTTAGAATAATCATATTTATTTCCGTGAATTTCTATAGATTTTTCAATAAAATATTGAGTTGATGGAATTGATACGTTGGCACATTTTGGACAACCACATTTTTGACTAATATGAGAATTAGGAGTTTGTTCAAATACTCCATGTTTAGAACAAATTATTTTTATTTTTGTTATGTTATTTTTGTATTGTACCATAGAATAATCATATTTATTATTATGAATTTTATGAGATTCGATAATAAAAGTTTCAATATTTTTTCTATGTTTATTATCACGATCTATAAGACCACAATGATAACAATTATAACCTTGTAAATGAATGTATGGTTTTTGTTCAAATATACCATGTTTAGAACAAATTATTTTTAGTTTAGTATAACTGTCAATATATATTGATTTAGAATAATCATATTTATCACCGTGTACTTGTTTAGCTCTTTGAATAAATTCTTCCGTAGTTAATTTTTTAGGCATATTAGAACTCCTATAAATAAAGTTAAGGGACAGTCCACAAGAACTCCTGTGGATTGGTTTAATATTACTAGTATTAAACCTAACCTTATATTAGTATTTATATTAATTTAGTATAAATACTAATATAAATATTAAAGATTTTATCATGACATTTAAATAAGGAATAAGTATGAATATAAATGAGATGGCAAACAAATATCTTAAAGAAGGTAATAGGTCTATGACTGTTCAAATTAAATGGGAAGACCTTACAGAAGATAAACAAAGAGAAATAGAACAAGAATTTATTCAAAAGAGATTAGGGGATATCGATGAAATAGATTATGAAGGTGAAAATGGATATCTAGGAGAAATCGAAATCTTTTCTATTTAAATAATATAAATACTAATAGGAAACAATATAAGTTAAAATAGGAGATATAAATGGGTTTCAAAAAATTTTATTTTAAAGAAAATTCAAATGGTGAATATCAATATTCTTCAGTACAATTTAATGTTGAAGAAGATGTAGCAACAGCTATCAAAGAATTTGGAGAACGACTTCCTAAAAATGCAATATATACTAGTAAAGATGATCCTTCATTGGGACTAGAAAACCAAAGTCATTGTACTTTATTATATGGGATACACTCAACAGAACCCGATGAAATAAGAAATTTAGCTGTTAAAATAAAACCGTTTGAAATAGAATTGGGTAATATTAGTTTTTTTGAAGGTGAAAAAGATTATGATGTAATGAAAATTGATTTAAAATCTTTTGGATCATTTTTTCTAGATGATGCCACAGACATTGTGTGTAAAATAAACGAATATTTTAGATCAAATGTTCATTATACAACTAAGTGGCCCGAATATAATCCACACATAACTATAGGGTATATTCGTAAAAGTGCAAGAAAAGAGTTAGAATCTAAAATTGATTTAGAGACTTTTAAAGGTCTTAAATTTCAAGTTAGAGAAATTATGTTTTGTCCTGCTAATAAAGGACAACCAGTTAGAATACCTCTTTTATATTAAAATAAGAATTTAATATATTATTAATATTTTTAAATTCAGTATAAGGAATTCTTAAAAGATCAATATTATTATCAATACAATATTGATCTTTTATTTTATCATTTTTTTGGCGTATAAATAAAGCATCAATTCCTCCATAAAATTTTTTGGATTTAAAGTGTTGTATGCCATCATATTCAATACAAATATTATAATTTAATAAATAAAAATCAAATGGTAATGGTAATTTATTTTTACAGTCTTTAAATTTTTTTTGAGTTTCAAATTGAATATTATGATTTATTAACCACTGTTCGATTGTCTCTTCACCTTTTGATCTTCGACATTTAGTACATCCAGATTTTTCATATAAATGAATAATAGGTTTTTGCCAAAATTCTCCGTGTTTGGGGCATATGATGCAAATTTTAGTTTTATTATTTTTATATTCTGATTTACTATAATCATATATTTTACCATGTATTCTAATCGCTCTTTCAATAAATTCTTCTTTATTTAAAGCTTTACTTCCACCACATTTAGGACATCCGTTTTTAAAATGATTATTGGAAAGTTGAAAAAATTCACCATGTTCAGGACATTTGATACAAATCTTTTGAGCAGAATTAATATATTGCACTTGAGAATAATCATATTTATCACCATGAACTTGTTTAGCTTTTTGAATGAATTTTTCAGTAGTTAGTTTTCTCCATTCGTTTTTATGTTCTCTTCCACACATAGGACACCCTTTATAATTTAAATGACAATTTGGGAGTTGCCAAAATTCTCCATGTTCTAAACATATTATACAAGCTTTAATATGACTATTAAGATAATTAACTTTTGAATAATCATATTTATCACCATGTATTTGTTGAGCTTTTTTAATAAATTCTTCTGTAGTTAATTTTTTCATAGATACCTCCAGTAAGGTTAAAGTAAGAGATTTGAAGTAATCTTGTACTGGCAAGAAACGTATGCCTACGCTGTCCTTCAAAATCTTATAAGTATTTATATAAAATCTATAAATATTAATAGGAGAAATAGATATTATGATTAATTTGTATAAATGTCAATTGTGTGAATTTATTACAGAAGAACGATCTAAGATTCACAAACATCATATATTACCAAAAGAATTAAATGGTTCTAATAAGAAGCACAATTTAGTTTATCTTTGTGCAAATTGTCATAATAAAGTATATATAATAGAAAGTAAAACTGGAAATCATAGCATTAAATCTAAACAATCAATTATAATTAATGGTTGGAGATTGTGCAGTAATAGTCACAGGATATTAGAATATATAGATGAAAGCAATCAAATACAATATAGTGAGGAAAGAATATGAAGATTAGAGAATTTTTTGATAAATTATGGTATAACATGTCAGGATTATTAAAGAATGGATCGGAGCGTTGGTCTTCGATTCGATTTGCTTTTTTATTATCTGTTATATTTTCTAACCTTGTTATATTTGGAATATGGGCAACGTTATCAATTATGTCATTACAAATGATTATAATACCTGAATCAGTTTTGATTTTGTATTGTTTAGCAAATGGCATTGCTACTACTGGAAAAATTTGGCAAAAGAATATAGAAACTAAAAAGGAGAAGTTATGAGTTACATACAATATTTAATCGAAGGATTAAAATCATTAAAAGAATGGAACGATGATACTGTCGGTGAATATTATGAAAAATATCAAAATAAAATTTTAGAAATTTTAAATGATGTGCAAAACGCTAAACCAAATGAAAAACAAAAATGGTATCCTATGCCTTTACATCGAGTAAAGAAGATTTGGGAAGATTACATGAATAAAGGTATTATACGAGATGAAAGAGGAATAGATCAAATTGTTGATAACATAGTTGATAAAATTGCAACATTAGATGCTAATACAGCTTTATTAGGGCATAAACGAGATGATCCAAAAGATTTGATTAAAGATGCCAATGAAGAAATAGAACCAACTGAAGAATTATTAGAAAAATTAGGAGAGTATTTACAAGATGAAAATGGACAATGGCGATTGTCCGATTATGGTTTAGATAAATTGGTTGATTTGGCTGGAGAGTTATTAGGAGAAACTGATTATGAGAAAAAACTTATTTTAATAGATCAAGTATTAAATGTGGTTCATCAAAGAAGTGATTTAGCATCAATGTTTATTCAAGGTGGAAGAGGAGCATTAAATCAATTATCAGGAAAGAAGGAGACGGAATGAATTTTATCAACAAAATTTTTTGGGGAATAGCGAGTCTTTTAAAAGATACCGGAGACAATTTAAGTTCAACCAGATTTGCATTTTTATTGTCAGTTATCATTTCTAATTTTTTAATATTTGGAGTTTGGGCATATCTGTCAATTTCAAGTCATGCTATGGTTACATTTCCTGAATCAGTTATTGTTATTTTTTCTTTGGCCAATGCTATTACATATTCTGGTAAATTATATCAGAAAAATTTAGAAGGTAAAGATAATAAGAATGAGGCAGTGAAATGAGTTATCTAGAATATTTAAAGGAAGAGCTTGCTGAAATGGCTGCTCCTAGAGATATAGATTATGGAAAAATATATTATCATGGTACTTCAACAGGAAAAAATGCAAAAGGAATATATGAGAGTGGAATTAAAATTCCAGATTTGACATTAAGAAAAGGAAAATTAAAACCAGTTGAAAATAAAGTTTATATAACTCCAGATATTAAATATGCAATTATATATTCTCTTGGAGCCGCCATGCTTGGACATGATATGTATAATATGGTTAAAAATGGATATGATGAACGATATGGATATTTATTTAGTATAGATGGAAAAGAATTAAAAGATATTCAACCAGATGAAGATAGTATTGGTGAAATATTATATAACTGTTTTAAAGATAAAGAATATGAACAAAAGAATAATTTATTTTGGTTGACTAGAATAGCTAATCAAAAATTAACAGTTAATCAAATTAGACATGTTAAAGATGGAGAATATGCAGATTGGGCGGCATCTGGTAAAAAATTAATTAAATTTATGACAGATGAACAAAAATTACGATTAATAGATATAGGAGCGCATATAGGACATGGTGGAAATTTATCATTTAAAGAAGCATGGCGAATTGATAAAGCTTTTTATGCAAAATATTTAAAACCAGATGGTAGTAATTTTTTTGAATTGGCCGATAAAGTAAATTCAAAAAATGATATACCTCAATGGAATAAAGATGATATTTTAATGCCTCCAGATAATTATAATGAAAAAATTAAAAAGGAGAAGACATGAGTTACATACAATATTTAAAAGAAGAATTAGAATCATCTGATCTTAGTATTGGATGGGGAAAACCAGTTTTAAAAGATGAAGCAAAAGAATATTTTGAAAATCATCTAGTCAGAGATTATTTTGAAAAGAATGGAATAGAATTTGATAGTGAGAAGAAATTACAATCTATTTTAAGAAAAGGAAAGCTTCAAGAAGTAAATAGAATGGAGTTATCGGATAATTATACTAATATGGGATTGTTACAATCTGAGTTTGAAAGAAAGTTAATGAATCCTCAATATGAGCAAAGTTTTGTTCAAATGGAAGAAGAACTATTAAAGAATAAAAAAATGAAACTTCCTGCACCTATTTTAATTAAAATGGGAGATTTGTATTATGGATACTCTGGTAATAAGAGAATGAACTTAGCATGGAAATATAATCTTCCTGTTAATTTTTGGGTTGTTAATATTAAACCCAAAACAATTATAAATACTACTGGAGAGATTTTTTAATTTAAAAAGGAGAAAGAAATGAGATTTTTAAATTTTTATGAAAGTAATGATAATACTAGAACACTTCCATATAAGATAGAAAAGAAAGATACTAAAACAATTCCATTATATTTTGATTGTATTGAAATTAATGAAGAAACAAAAACATTAGAAATGTCGATTCCTCGTAAAATGTTTCCTTATTTGGTTGAACAGGGTATTATTATTTTAAAAAAAGGTAATGAAATTTTTAAAAATTTAGAAGAAGCGATAAAATATCATAAAAATTTTTTGAAGGAAAATAATAAAATGCAAGAAGATGATAAAGAAGACAAACTTAACATAGTTAAATCGGGTATTAAATGGGTTGATGATGAAGGAAATGAATTTGATTTTGAATATAGTATAGGAAATGTTAAAGTTGGTTCAGATACTATTATTATTAATATGTCTACTGCGACAGATTGTATGAGTTTAAAATTGGGATTTTGTCCAATGGGATCGAAAGGAATATGTTATGCAATGAATCCAGAAAGAAGATATGACTTGGTTAGACAATATAGACAAAGACAAGCTAAACAATGGGAATGTATGACACCAACCGCACTTGGAGAAGCTTTAATAGCTATTTCAAATCATGATAAATCGATTAAATTTGTTAGAGTAAATGAAGCCGGTGAATTTAGAGGACCAGATGATATGGAAAAATTAAAAAAAGTAGCAGAATATACTAAAAGTAAAAATTCACCATTAATTTTTTATACTTATACTCATAGAATAGATTTGTTTAAAGATGGAGAAGATTCTAATATGGGAGATAATGTGATCGTAAATGGTTCTGATTTTATGATAGACAATGCTTTTATGCCATTAGAATATCAAGAGTATAGTGAAATTATTAAAAAATTGAAAAATGAAAGAACTAAAGCTTATAGAGGAGAAGTACCAATTTCTAAAAATAAGATTACAGAATGTTTAGGTTCTTGTGCAATATGTGATAAATGTAAAGTTAAAAGAAAGCAATATATTTATTTGGCAATTCATGGAATAGGATCAAAATATGAATCTGCCAAAAAAAAGTTAAAAAATTCTTTTATTAAAAATCCCAAAATAACAGAAATTATTAAAAGTAATAAAGATAAAGAACAAAAAATGAAAGAAATTGTTTCTATTATTTCGCCTGAACAAAATTTAGATTTATCTATTCTTTTAAAGATTGTTTCTAATAAAAAAGAATTTTGGGATAGTTTAATATCAGATGAAGAAATGAAAATCGATTTATTAAATTCAATTTATAATTATGTTGAATTAATTAATCCAATTATTAATGTTGGAGAAATTAATGAAAAACCTTCACATACAGATCAAATGTTGGCTGATAAAGCTTCTATGGATGCATTTTTTGGTAAATTAAAATCTGAATTAGAAAGAGCAAAGAAAGAAGGAATTGCAGCAACAGAAGACCTTTATCGAAAAGCAATTAAGTCGGTTGAAAAAGCAATAAAAAATATTGAATATAATATGTCAAATCCAAAAAAAATTAAAAAAGTATCCGTTGGAAAATTCCCAGCAACTAAATTTAAACAATGGAATAAGTAATAATGAAATTTTTAGAACATTATTTAAATGAAGATCAAACTAAAACTCCTGAATTTAAAAAATGGTTTGGAGATAGTAAGGTTGTGGATAGTTCTGGTGAACCTATAATTGTATATCATGGAACTAATAAAAGATTTTCTAAGATTAATATGAAGAAAGGAGCACAGGGAATATTTTGGTTTTCATCAAATAAAAAATCTATTGAGGATGGAAAATCTGGAGCACAAAGCGTAAAAGTAATAATGAGTTTATATGCTAGAATTATTAAACCGGCAGGATGGAAAGAATATGAGAATTATAGTATAGGAGAACTTCAAGGATTAGGATTTGATGGAGCGATACTTAAAAATAAAGATGGATCATTTGATGGATTTATTTTAGAACCAGACCAAATTAAATCTACAAATAACAATGGAACGTTTGATAAATATAATCTTAATATAAATGAAGAAGAATCTATAGAAACAAAATTAGATTCTTTAACATCTAAGCTTGAGAAGAATGGTATAGAGGTAAGCATGTCTTATCATAAGTTTGGAGATTATATTGCTATTAGTAGAATATTTGTTCCTAAAGATATGAGGAAACAAGGAGAAGGAACAAAGATAATGGAAGCAATATTTAAATTTGCAGATGATAATCAATTAACTATAGCACTTTCACCATCGACAGATTTTGGAGCAACTTCAAAAAATAGATTGATAGATTTTTATAAAAGATTTGGATTTGTATTAAATAAAGGAAGACATAAAGATTTTAGATTATCATATACAATGTATAGAAAACCTATAGTCAAAGAAGAAACCTTTGATGTAAGTACAATAGATATAGGTACGCCGGGAAAATATGATAAGAAAGTCTTTGATAAGAATTATGTGAACGTCAATAAGGATTGGTGGAAAGGTCATAAGAATCCAAATTCAAAAGAGAAGCTGAAACAATAATTTGACAATTCAAAAACAATATATTATATTTAAAGCTATGGATAAAAAAGAACCAAAATTGAAATGGTATCAAAAGATTTGGGAATTCATAGATGATAATATATGGATTTATCCAATCAACATTATATTTAGTCCTAAATTAAATATAAGAAGAATCAAATTCTTATATCAAAGAATAACTAGAGGCTGGGATGATTCCCAAACATGGAATCTAGATTATGAAATTGCTAAATTTATTGTGCCTAGACTTAAAAGATTTAAGGAAATTACAATTGGAGTACCTTGTAATCTTCCTTCTTTTAATATAGATCAGCGATCTGAAGATGCAGATAAGAAAGCAGAGAAAGAATGGGATGATATATTAGATAAAATGATTAAAGGTTTTGAATGGTTATTAAAAGAAGATTGGATGTATGATAGTTATAACGAGACAGATTTGACAGATAAAGTAAGATATGCCGAATATAAAAAACGTCAACGTCTAGTTCAAAAAGAAGTAACTGAAGGACTTAATCTTTTTAAAATTTATTACAGAAATTTGTGGTGGTAAAATGATCGCCTATGGTAGAAAGAAGATAACTAGTAATCATCCAGATTATCATCCTAAGAAACCTTTAATTAATTGGTGGGAAGCAGAAGAATGGATTAATTCTAAAAAGAAAGTACGTCAAGATGCTAAAAGAAATATTCTAAAAGAAATAGAAAATGAAAAAATCTAAACGTGAAAAAGAAGAAGATAATAAAGAAAATGTTAAAGAATTAATTCAAGAACTTATTATATTTAATAGAAACCTTACAAAAGGACCAGATCAAAGGGAACTATCCTCGTTGATTCGAAAATTAGTTAATAATGTATTAGACCTTAAACAAGTATTACGTTTCATTCAAATGAAAATAGATAATACAAAAGAACCTACAATAAAAATAGCTACAACTAGAAAGCAGCAACTCAAGATTTGGGAAGAAGTTAAGAGAATATTTAAAGAGCATATTCAAAATATTGAAAAATAAATTTGACTTTTAATTTGCCATGTATTATATTATTCCTATATTTAAAGGAGATGATATGGCAAAGCTTGATGAAATTCTAAAACGTCTTGATGAAAAAGCAGAAAAAGCAAAGAAGCAAATTGATACACAACCAAATTATTCTTTTAAAAAAGTCCATTGTATAAAATGCAATCGACTATATGTTCCTTATTATAAATCATTGAATTTGTGTAAACGGTGTAATAAAAACATATTACAGGAGGTTGAAAATGAATGCGTATGAGACAAAAAATTGGGATACTGTTATCCAAAACATTCAAAATGAGTTGACTTGTTATATAAGGAATAGCAATATTAAATCGCTAGTCCTTGGAGTTAGTGGTGGAATTGATTCGGCTCTTTGTGCAGCCTTGGTTTATCCTGTTTGTAAAAATCTTGGGATTAAACTTATTGGAAGAAGTTTGACTATTGAAACCAATAAGCCCGAAGAAATTGAAAGAGCACAAAAAGTCGGTCGTGCTTTCTGTGATGATTTTCAAGAAGTCGATCTTGGAAATATGTATCGAGGTATGATTGCACAGCTTGCTATTGGTGAAAATGAAACGATTAATAGTACTCTAACTCTTGAAGATAAGATTCGATTGGGAAATGTTAAAGCAAGGACTAGAATGGTTTATCTTTATAACCTTGCTCAGAAGTATAAAGGCATGGTTCTTTCGACAGATAATCTCAGTGAACGGTTTCTAGGTTTTTGGACCTTGGCTGGTGATATTGGAGATTTTGCAATGATACAGAATTTATGGAAAACTGAAGTTTATAGTCTTTCGATTTATATGGCAAGTCAATACATAAATGGAAAAGCATATGATAACAAAGCAGAAGCTTTAAACCTTTGCATTAACGGGGTGGCAACAGATGGACTTGGGATTACAGTATCGGATGTGGCACAACTTCAAGCAAAAAATTATAGTGAAGTTGATATGATATTAAAGACTTGGTTGACTGATGATAGTGATAAATTTACATATGATGATTATCTTAGATATGCGGGACGAGTCGAAAATTATGAAGATTTTATTAAAATTAGAGAACAATATAAAAATCATCCTGTTGTCCTGCGTTATGAACGAACACATTTTAAAAGAGATTGGCCGCATAATATTAATAGATCAAATCTTTTTTCCAATTAATGTTATCATTTTTTATTATATTTTCTTGAGCAGATAAGATTTGTAAATTAGTCCAGTTGAAACATTTCTTTTGTTCTTCTGGACTTTTTAAATTAAAATGGGCACATGGTAATATGTGATCGATATGATATTCTATACTAGAATAATTATTAATATCAAAATTAATATAACCATTTTTAATTGCCGTTTGTTGTAAATGATTTAATAATTCTGGTATAGAACATCCTAATAATTCTATTGACTTAAAAGCTTTGGAAGTTTTTTGTTGTTTCACGGCTAATAATATTCGCCTTTTAAGGGTCTTTGATATTTTATAAAGTGGATCGGTTTTATATTTATTCCAATAATAATTTTTTTGTATTTTTAATATTTTTTCTTTATGATCTTGATTATATGTTTGATGATATAATAGATTACATTCTTGGCAGATATTTCGGTATTTACGAAATAAATTTATATCTTTTTCGATATTACATTTAATACAAGTTTTGGTTTTTATTTCTAATTGTTTTTGTTTTTTATTATGTTTAAAACATTTTGAACAACCATGTGGTTTAAGGTGATTATTAGGAGATTGATAAAATTCTCCATGTTCAGGACATATTATACATACTTTTGTTTTATTACCATTATAATTAACTTTTGAATAATTATATTTATCATTATGTATTTGTTTAGCATTTTGAATAAATTCTTCGGTAGTAAGTTTTTTAGACATTTAAGTTACCTCCTAACAGGATTGAAGTTAAATAGAGATAATCTTTTGGTTAGGCAAAAGAAACGACTTCGAAGATCGCTGTCTCTCTATGTAAGTATTTATAGTTTTTACTTGACTTTTATATGACCATAAATTATATTTATTGAAAAGGAGATAATATGGAACAAGAAACTATTACAATGCCTGTTAATGAATATCAAACTTTGATGGAATTGATAGAGAATCAAACAAAGCAAATTGAAATTCTTAATAGAGAAATGGAAATTGCTAAAGAAATAATGGATAAGGATGAAGAAATTATAAAACATCAACGAAAAATAATAGAGCTTGATAAAGTATTTTTTGAGAAAATGAAAAAAGAATTAATAGATTGTGGAAAAAAATGAGAATAGGAATTTATGGAGGATCGTTTGATCCTATTCATATGAAATTAGAAATTGGATTAAAGAAGATAAAGTTAATACTGCTCAGATATTTTTAAATGAAAGAGTATGGAAATATATTCAAACAAAAGGTTTATATAAATGAGCAAAACATATAGCAATGAATTAAATCAAGTTGAAGAGGAGTAAATTGTGAAAGTTATTCAGACAGAAACATTATTGAAGACTAAATTTCTGGAGATGAAGGCTAGTGAATATGTTGACAATAAGGGAGAAACTAAATTCTGGACATTTATGGAAAGACCTAAACAAGTTAATGCAATAGCTATAGCAGGAGTTATACAAGATCATTATGGTCCTGAAATGGATAAAATAGTTTTAATTAAACAATTCAGGATTCCTTTGAATGATTATATTTGGGAATTACCCGCAGGACTTATGGATGATAATGAAACCAAAGATCAAACTGCTAAAAGAGAATTTAATGAGGAAACAGGTTTAACGCTTAAATACATTACTTCAATTATTCCTTTTGGATATAATTCAGCAGGAATTAGTACAGAACAAACTGCAATTGTATGTGGACTAGTCGAAGGAGAAGTTTCTAAAAATCAACACGAATCTTCCGAAGATATTGAAATACATATACTTGGAAAAGGAGGAGTAGTTGATTTGTTGAACAATGTGAATAGAGGAATTTCTAAAATGGATATTAAAACTAGTTTAATTCTTAGAATATTTTTAAATAATAACTTGACAACTTATATTCCATAATATATATTATTTAGAAATTAATAAAGGATATAGTGTGATAAAAATTGGTATTGATATTCATGGTGTCGTGGATCGTTATCCAGAAGTTTTTTCTTTTTTAACATATTCTATAATAGGGAATTCTTCATATTTTAGAGGAAACGATAATCAAATTCACATCATAACGGGGTCTAGTTGGAATTTAGAAATTGAAAAATTTTTAAATATTATTAATATTTATTATACACATCATTTTTCTGTTACTGATTATCTTTTAGAAAAAGGGGAAGCAGTTATTTGGAAAGATTCTAAGAATCCTTTTTTTGCAGATGATGTTTGGAATAAAGCTAAAGCAGAGTATTGTGAACGAAATAAAATAAATTTTCATTTTGATGATAGTAATACCTATGGACAATATTTTAAAACTACAAAATATATAAAGGTAGGTTGAAATGATAGTTGATACTTTAATGAAGAATGATCTTTATAAGCTATCTATGTTACAACTAGTCCTTCATCATTTTTCGGATGCTACTGCGACATATCGTTTCAAATGTCGTAATAAAGATGTTGATCTTATTCCTTGTATTCCTATGATTAATAAGGAACTTGATCATCTTTGTAGTTTAAAATTTACTAAAGATGAATTAAATTACTTATCAAACTATCCTTTTTTTAAACCTGACTTTATAGATTTCCTAGAAGACTATCAGCTTAAAAGGAAATATATTACTGTTTCGCAAAAAGATGGTAAGATGGATATCACAATTCAAGGACCATTGCTTCAAACATTAATGTTTGAAATTTATGTTCTTAAAATTGTGCATGAAGTTTATACTAATATAACCTATTCGAATATAATGGAGTTAAATGATATTTGGAATGATGGAATCATAAGACTATATGAAAAGAAAGAAATGATTAAAAACTATCAAGGAATTTTAAATATTGTAGATTTTGGAACTAGAAGAGCATTTAATGATGCTTGGCATGAATTTGTTATTGAAAAACTAGTCGGTAAGAAAATAGAAGATAGATGTATCAAAGGGACTAGTAATCTTTATTATGCTATGAAGTATGATATTCCTGCGGTTGGTACAATGGCACATGAGATATTTCAAATTTGTCAAGCAATAGTTCATCCTATTGATAGTCAAAAGTTTCTATTACAAAAATGGTATGATGAATATCAAGGCAGACTTTGTATTGCTTTGACTGATACGTTAGGATTTAATAAGTTTTTAAAGGATTTTAATATAGGTTTTGCACGATTGTATGATGGTGTGAGACATGATAGTGGTGATCCTGTTGTTTGGGGCGATAGAATGATTGAGCATTATAAAAACTTTGATATTGATCCTATGACTAAAACATTAGTGTTTAGTGATGGACTAGACGTTCCTATGGCTATTAAGTTAAATGAATATTTTAAAGGAAGAATTAAATTAAGTTATGGAATCGGGACTAATTTGACCAATGATCTAGGAGTTCCTGCTTTACAGAATGTGATTAAGATTGTAGAGGTAAACGGAAAACCTGTTGCTAAAATTTCTGATAATTTATCAAAAAGTATGTGTGAAGATTTAAATTATATGAAATTTTTAATGGGTATGTTAGAACACGATTTAAAATAATTTAAAAGTATAAAATTAATATTTTGATTATATATTATTCTAATCAATTTAATATTATTATTTTGACAATATTGATTTTTAATATGATCGTGTAATTGTGTTCTTTGAAATTCTTGTTCTCCTCCAAAATATTTAATTGGAATAAAATGTTGAAGTCCATCATATTCTATACAAATATTATAATTTGGCAAATAAAAATCAAATGGTAATATTCTTTTATTTTTACAATTTGAAAATGTTTTTTGTGGTATAAAATATATATTGTTTTTATTTAACCATGTTTCTATTTGAAGTTCGCCTTTTGATTTTTTAGGTATACATTTTGGGCAACCTTGACCATTTTTGTGAGAGTGTGCATTTATTTTAAATTCTCCATGTTTAGTACAAATAACAATTATATCATTTCTCATATTAATATAATTGGTTTTAGAATAATCATAAAAATTATTATGAGATTTTATACAATTTTTTATAAAAATATTTGAATCTAAAATATGTAATGTGCCAACCTTTTTATGAGAACATTTTGGACAACCATGATTATTCAAATGAGAATGTGGTGTTTGTAAAAATTCTCCATGTTCAGGACATATGATACAAACTTTAGTATGAGTATTGATATATTCTACTTTAGAATAATTATATTTATTATTGTGTATGTTTGTTGCTTTATGTAAAAAAATATGTATAGATTTTTTAAATTTTAAATTATTATTATTTGCCATACATTTAGAACATCCATGTTTATTTAAATGATCGTTTGGGTTTTGTAAAAATTCTCCATGTTCAGGACATATTATAATAATTTTATTGTTACTATTAATATAATGGACTTTAGAGTAATCATATTTATCACTGTGTACTTGTTTAGCTTTTTGAATAAATTCTTCTGTGGTTAATCTTTTAGGCATAAGATACCTCCAATTAGGTTAAAGTAAGAGATTTTGAAGTAATCTTTGAATTGGCAAAGAAACGAGGATCAATCGCTGTCCTTCATAATCTTATAAGTATTTATAGTTTTTAAATAAAAATCTTGACATGAATTGTGCCATAATATATTTTAATATAAATTAATAAGGAGATAGGATGAAAATTTATCAATTAATATCTGAGCTTAATGCAATTATGGATAAAGAGGGAATGAATGTTGAAGTTCAAATTTTTGATTCAAAATCTGATAGTTATATGGATATAGATACTATTAGTTTTACTGGGTCTAAAATAGAATTAAAATATGAAGTGTTTGTAGGACAAAAAACAGAATTTGAAGATGGTTTAAAATGGTTTAAAGATAAATACTTAGGATATCTTTAAACAATTAATCAAGGAGAGATATGAATAATATTCAAATGATACAATCTAATGAGGGAACAAAAATAATAATAAATCCAGTTCTTGAAGAATCTTATGGACCAGAATTGATATTGAATAATGATTTTAAAAATAATATGAATAGTTGGTTAAGTTGGGTAAACCCAACCGCAAGAGCAACTTTTCAATCTGTATCTGGAGATGAACAAATTAATATTCAAAATGATGGAGAAGCTGATTGGCATATTCAATTATATCAAAAAGGAATTAAATTAGAACAATGTAAACGCTATAGAGTAACTTTTGTCTCTAAAGCAACAGATGTTCAAAAATTATCAATACAACTAGAACATCAAGATTCTCCATATACTTGTTATTCAGGCAAACATACATTTGCAACTAATCCATTTATCAGTACTGATAGTTGTACCTTTGATTTTTTTATGACTAGTCCTACTGATACTAATGCTAGATTAATTTTCTTTCTAGGAAATACAGGTATTAATACTGTTACGATTGATAAAGTTTCTCTTAAAGAAATTATTATGAAACCAAAGGATATTGAAATATTAATTAACTAATGAAAGGTTTATCATGTACAAATTGATTGAGAACGCTAAAGTTAAGATGATCAGATCAGAAGATTACAATTACAACTTCGATAAAAAAACCGGATACTTTGCCAGATGGGGGAAAACTTTGGATGATGATCCTCAGTTTTCTCCTATAGGACCTGAAATTCTCGATTTGGAATTGTCAGTTAATGGTTGTCCGAATAATTGTAAATTCTGTTATAAAGGTAATACAAATGATAAAGCTACTAATATGTCATTTGAAACTTATAAAACTATATTAAGCAAAATGCCAAGAGTTCTTACGCAAGTGGCGTTAGGAATTACTGGAGTACAGACTAATACAGATTTTATAAAAATTTTAAAATATACTAGAGAGCAAGAAATTATTCCAAATTTTACATTATCTGGAATAGATTTAACAGATGAATTAGCTAATGAAATTGTTAAATACATCGGTGCTGTCGCTGTATCGGCATATGAAACAAATAAAAATATTTGTTATAATACTGTTAAAAAATTTACGGATTTAGGTATTAAACAAACAAATATACATTTAATGTGTTCTAAAGAAAATGAAAATTTTGTATATGAAGTTTTGAATGATATTCAAAATGATGATAGATTAAAAAATCTTAATGCTGTTGTTTTATTAAAATTGAAACCAAAAGGTAGAGCTATTCAAAATAATTTTTCAAACATGTCAGTCGATGATTATGAAAAACTAGTAGAATATTGTATTTCAAATCGTATTAGATTCGGATTTGATAGCTGTACGGCACCAGACTATGAATATGCAATCGATAAGTCTAAATTATTAACAGATGAAAATAAAAAAGAATATATTCAAATGAGTGAAAGCTGTGAAAGTTTTGGATTATTTTCTTCTTATATTGATGTTTTTGGAAATTATTTTCCTTGTTCTTTTGCGGCTGGAGAAGGAGAATGGCAAGAAGGTATATCAGTTTTAAATTGTGATAATTTTATTAAAGATGTTTGGTTTTCTAATAAGTTAAATGCATATAGAAAATTATCATTATCTTCTTGTTATAAAAGTGGTTGTAGAAAATGTTTAATTTTTCCTGAAATTAATCCAAAAGAAGATTTTATTTTGAAATAATGAAAATAGTTGCTTAAAATTCGTTAAGGAGTTAAATATGAAAATTCGAAATGGTTATGTGAGTAATAGTAGTTCTAGTTCTTTTATAATTTTCAATTCAAAAGAATTAATTCCAGATGGAGTTGAATATGTAGAACTAGATGAAGAACAGAAAATGAGATTGTGGAAAGAAACTAAACAATCTTTTGGATTATGTGATCATGTTTACCTGACAGAGTTTGTTAGCGATGGGAGAGATGAATATTCAGAATTGTATGATTTATCAGAGAAGCATACCTATGTATATACATATCATGAAGGTGGTCATGGATATCCTTATGATGAAGAACAATACGATAAGATTGGGGATAATGTTTGGCTACAAAAGGAATGGTTATGAAAATTAGAAAAGGATACGTGAGCAATAGTAGTTCTAGTTCTTTTATAATTTTATTATCAGATATAACGGAGGAACAATTTATTAAAATAGTTAATCATGCAATTGAAGATCCAAATTGTACTGATCCTTGGACTATAGATATTATCGATGGATATTTAGTTGGTGAAACTAGTATGGATAACTTTGATATGAAAGAATATTTAACTACTTTAGGAATTAGAAATTTGGCTAAGTTTGATAGTAATTATAGTCTTGAAAAAGGATTTGATGAAAATATAATGAATAAATTTTATAAAAAGCATTATGGAGAAAATTAAATGAAAATTAGGAATGGTTTTGTAAGTAATAGTAGTTCTAGTTCTTTTATTGTTATATTCCCATTTAAACCAAAGAATGAGAAACAAGTTAAAGATTTATTATTTCCTAATAAAGATTTAGATGATTCTATTAGCAATGATGAATATCTTGATAAGATGTCTGTTAAAGATGCTGTTGTTAGAATATTTAAAGATATTAAAAAACAAAATAGATCAGCATCTATTAAAATAATAAAAAAAGAAATTGGTTATTCTTGGATTAGTCAATTTGATTCTTATTTAGGAAGTAGGAATAGTTTAATTGTTGAATTACTTAAACTAGAGAATTGGGATCAAGAAAATAAAATATTAATTAATCAAGAGATTCAAAAATTAAATTATTATATAGGACCAGATGTAATAAGAATAATTTATAATATTTTACGGAGATTAGAAAATTTAGAAGATGTTAAAATTATTAAAGATATTTTAAGTAATAGGAAATATGCTATACTTCATGTAGCTAATAGTAGAAGTGAACTTCGAGAGTTAAGTAGTTTTATTATTAAAAATAATTTTAAGATTAAACAAAAAGCTATTAATGAAATAGAAACATTTGCAAAATGGAAATTAAAACAAAATAAAATTGAAGCTACTATTGAAAGTAAACATAAAAAATTAGAAAACAAGATTCATAATAAAGTTTATGAAAAATTTATGAAGAATAATACTGAAGGATCGTGGATAGGTATTTTTTCTTATAGTGATAATTCCGGGGAAGCTTCCCTAGAACATGGAGGTATATTTAGAAAATTAAATCGTTTAACTATATCACATCATTAAGGAGGTTAATATGAAAATTAGAAAAGGATTTGTGTCTAACAGTTCGACTAGTTCTTTTACTTGTGATGTTTGTGGTGTAGAACAAATGGGGCAAGATATTTCTTTTTATTAAAGAATTATCTATGTTTAAAATGTTATGGTTTCCAAATGTAAAAGTGCAAATTAAACATATGTTTAAAAATAAAATACCAAAGAAACATTTTGTTCCAAAAACTAATATAAACTTGAAGGAGGTTGTATGAACGTTCAGTTGTTAGTCATCGATCCACAGAATGATTTTTGTGATCAAAGAGGTAACTTGTTTGTTGCAGGAGCAACGGAAGATATGCAACGACTAGTTGCCATGATGAATCGTATTGGTAATAAGTTGTCGGGAATCAATGTTACGATTGATTCCCACCGTATGATTGATGTTGCCCATCCTTGTTTTTGGGTAGACAGTCAAGGCAAGAATCCAAATCCTTTCACTATTATTTCGGCAAGTGATGTACGAAATGGTAAATGGACTCCTACATATGCGGGCTTTAATAAGAAAGCCTTGGCATATGTTGAAGCACTTGAAGCTAATAAAAGGTATCAATTAACAATTTGGCCGTATCATTGCATCATTGGATCGTGGGGTCATGCACTTGTTCCTGCATTTTCGGATGTGATTTGTCAATGGGAAATGAAAAAATTTCGCCCGATCAATTATGTTACGAAGGGATCAAATATATTGACTGAGCATTATTCGGCTGTACGAAGTGAAGTTGAAGACCCAAGTGATCCTTCGACACAATTGAATACTCAGCTTCTTGATTTGCTTGCGTTATCAGATATTGTAATTTTAGCTGGCGAAGCTCGTAGTCACTGTGTTGCGAATACGATACGAGATATTGCAAATAATTTTGGAGAAGAAAATATTAAAAAAATGTGTTTACTTCAAGATTGTACTTCGGATGTTACAGGATTTGAACAATTTGGTAAAGATTTTATAAATGAAATGATTCCAAGAGGAATGCAAATTTCAACAAGTACAGATATTCTCAGTTAATAATTTATTAATATTTTGAAATTCTGTATAAGGAATTCTTAAAAGATCAATATGATTATCAATACAATTTTGAAAGGAGTTAGTATGAACGATGAAAAAATGATGTCAATTAATACGACATCAAATTACAGTTTTTCCTGTACAAAGTTGAATAGTTTAGGAAGTAGTGAGTATACTCTAGTCACAATTGTTTGTGACAAAAGTTCTAGCCTTAGTGGTTATGATCGTGATCTTGAGAAGATGATTAAAGCTGCTGTTGAATCGTGTCAGAAGTCGGCAAGAGCAGAGAACCTTATGGTTCGTCTAGTAACTTTTGCTGATGATGAAGAAGAGGTTCATGGCTTTAAGCTTCTTGGAAATATCACGATTAATGATTATGATGGAAAGATTAACTGTTCAGGTTGTACTAATTTGATAGATACAACTTATAATGCTATTGAAGCAACTGCCGCTTATGGTAAGAAGCTGATGGATCAAGACTATTTGACAAATGCAATTGTATTTGTTATTACAGATGGTATGGATAATCGTTCGACTTATACAGCTAGTCGAATTAAAAAAATTGTAGATAAGATTAGAAAAGAAGAGATTAGTCTTGAATCTATTGCTACTGTTCTTATTGGAATGAACGGTGACTCTACTGTTCAATCGTATCTTCAGGATATTAAGAACGATGGAGATTTTACAGAGTATATTGAGATGGGTGATGTAAGTCCTAGTAAACTTGCCAAGCTTGCAGGATACATTAGTCGTTCGACGAGTTCAACGAGTCAGGCTCTTGGAACTGGGGGAACTAGTCAGTCGTTGTCGATTTAATGAAATGAAAATAGTTATGAGAGCAATCTTAACGGGGTGGGTGTTCTCCTAAAACGAGCAATCTATTCTATATAGAAAATCTATTTAAATAGATTTAAATTATATAATATCTCTTATAATGATATTACATACAAAAGAATAGAAGTGGGTAGGAGATAACTATTTTAATTAATAAAGGAACAATATGAAAATTTTAATGGATAGTTATTATGAGATAGGAAGCAATCATATAGTCTGTGAAGACTATGCTAGAACTGGAAAGTTTTCCATAGAAGATAAAGATTACCATTATGCAATTGTAAGTGATGGTTGTTCTTCTTCTAAAGATACTGATGTAGGTTCTAGACTTCTAACTTTGTTAGCTCATAATGCTTTGGTCTATGCTTATTTGCATGAAAGTACAACTGAGTATAGGTCTAAGTCTTTTAAAGAACAAATGAAGATAGCGATACAAAATTGTTCTACTATGTTCTCTGCATCGATAACTCCGTTGATGTTTGATGCAACTCTAGTCATAGCAGTTACAGATGGATTAAAAACAGAAGTATATATGTATGGTGATGGAGTAATTATTTTAAGAACGGCTGAAGGAATATCGCATACGTTTACAATGGAATATTTATCTAATGCTCCTTATTATATTTCATATGAAGCATTATCTAAATCTAGAAATGCAGATTATCAACGTCAATTTAAAGGAATGGAGAAATTTTTTAAAAGCATACATCATAAAGATAAATCTGAACACAGTTGTAATTCTATTCCAACTGAAGATACTTACAGATGGATTGATAATGTAGCTATGAAATTACAATCTATTTCTGTTTTTTCGGATGGAGTCCATACATTTACAAAGGATAGAGAGAAACTAGACCTCTACAATGTTTGTAATGAATTTACAAATTTTAAAAATGTTACTGGAGATTTTGTATCTAGAAGATTGTTGGCTTATAAAAGACAATGCTTGAAGGATAATATTAAACATGACGATGATATTTCTATAGCAACTCTTTATTTTGAACAGGAATAATTATGAATGATATATTAAAACAAAAAATAATAGATAAAATAAACGAAATGTTAAATTTTGATCCTGGTAATTGTAGAGGAGATATTTATTGCCAAACAGAATCTAGATTAGTAATTTTTATAGAAGGTTGTGAAGAAATATTAATCGAATTAAAAAAGGATAATCATGAATAAGTTTGTAAAAATCTTAAATGATTTAGATAAAAGTCTTTCTGACTTTATAAAAAGACTAGAAGAATATGATCAAGATTGTATTAATTCAGATGATAGAAATTATAATCAAGATGATGTTTATGAAATTAAAGATAGTATAGAGGCAGTACAATATAAAATTGTATATATTAAAATAAACTATCCCGATATGAAAGATTAAAATGAGTAATTATTTTATACCTAGTCTTGGTAAGATAACTTTAAGCAGTAAGAATTATTTAGCTGAAGGTGGAGAAGCTAAGATATATGTTTTGAATAATCATGCTATTAAAATATATCATGATCTTCATAAAGCTATATCTGAACAGAAGATAAAAGAATTATCAACTATTAGAGATAAGAATGTTCTTAAACCTTTATCGGTTGTATATGATTCTTATAATAAGAATGTTGGATTCATGATGGACTTTGTTACAGATGGTGTTCCTCTTTGTAAATTGTTTACTAAAACATTTAAAGATAATCAGAACATAACTGAAAAAGATATTTGCGATCTAGTTAAGAATATTCAACTGACTGTTCAGAATGTTCATACAGATAAATGTGTTATAGCCGATCTCAATGAATTGAATATACTAGTCAAAGATATGTTCAAGGTTCCTATCTTTATAGACGTTGATAGTTATCAGACTCCTAATTTTCCTGCGACTGCTATCATGGATAGTGTTAGAGACAGACTATTTCCATTTGGAACCTTTAATGAAATGACAGATTGGTTTGCCTTTGCTATATTATCCTTTCAACTTTATATAGGGATTCACCCATACAAAGGAAAACATCCAAACTATAAACCTTCTGAATGGCAAAAAAGAATGGATGATAATATTTCTGTATTTGATAAACATGTTACATTACCAAATGTATGTAATAAGTTTACTGTCATTCCTAAAAGACATCTAGACTGGTTTCAGAATGTGTTTACTAAAAATGAAAGAAGTATTCCTCCTATAGCTGATTCGATTGCTCCTGTTGGAGTGCCTAGTCATATTGTTATTATTAAAGGCAGTGAAGGATTTGATATTGAAAGAATACTAGAAGCTCCTGAAAATATTGTTGATATAGTTGACATCATGGGAATTAAATATGTAGTTACTAAGAATGCAATATATTCCAATGGAAAGAAGATAGCCGATCTAGATAAGAATAAGAAAGTAATAGTCGGTTCTACATTGGATATGGATATTATGACTTGTCAATTAATGGGACACAATGCAGAACTTAAAACATTTAAATCTCTAGATGTTCATGCTATTAAAGCAAAAGACATCATGTATAAGAATAAATGTATCTATTCTATATATGATGATAAATTGATTGAGACTAGTCTTAGAACTTTGCCTAATGGTAAAGTCTTGGCTAATATGAGAACTGCGGCATCTGTTTCTACATTGGCTAGTCATTTATTTGAGGGGGTAATTTATCAAGACCTTATGGATACTAGTGTGTTGACTATTCCTTATAGTCAAGGAATGTGTGTCAATGTTATGGTCCCAGAATTAAAGAAGCATCGTATCATTGATATGAAAATGATAAACAAAGTTTGTGTAGTTACAGCCGAAAAGAAAAATGTATATTATAGATTTGTATTTGTATTTGACAATACCTACACAAAATATACAGTCAGGAAGATAGACGATGTAAATTATGATGCAATTAATTTTACTGTTCTTCCTAATGATATTTGTGCCTTGTTAAGTACTGATAATGAATTAGAACTATTTAAAGATAATTCTAAGATTAAAACAATTGCTAATCCTCCTTTCGATAGTTCTATGAAACTAGTTGAGATAGGTGGGAAGGTTCATTTTATTAATGAAAAGTTTCTCTATAAAGTTTCTACAAAATAACATTGACTTTATTATTACCATAAATTATATTTAATTAAAAGGAGATAAGAATGTTTGGATCAGCTAAAAGATTAAAAGAAAAATTAGAGAGAGAAGATAATGAAAAACGTTTAAAACAAGTCGAACAAAAATATCCAATTGGAACTAGTGTTTATTATTTAGGATGCAAAGTTACGGTTGTTGGACATCATAATAAAACTTTTAAACTTGGATGTAATTATCAAGTAATATGTACAATAAATCCAGGAGTTAAGATTCAATGGTGGTCAACTACTAAAGACCTTCGTTCAGATTTTATTCCATATGAACAACTTAAACTTTTAGATAAAGATTAATATGTTTACTTATGTTATTAAAGGCGAAGGAATGATGGCGTTGCCTGTTAAATCTGATTTAAATTGGAATGAATTTAAATTTCTAATTAAATCACGAACAAGAAAGTTACATCCTAAAGCTCATGATCTTGTTTTTAAATGGGGAATTATAGAATTTATTAATCCACAAGTAATGACACTAAAAGACTTCGGTTCGTATTGTCCAGCTTTAATGTAATTAAAAAGGAATAACAATGGATACTTTTACAGAATTATTTGCTCAAAAGAGATTTCAATCTTCAGAACAATGGATGAAAGATAATCTATTGTATGAAGTAATAATGGGTTCTCAAGCTTATGGAACTAATAATGAGAATTCAGATTTCGATTTCGTAGCTCTAGTCATGCCGAAGCATGAACATCTTTATCCTCAGTCTTATGGATTTGTTCTAGGATTTGATCAATATCCTTCCTTTGAACATAAAACATGCAAGGATAAAACGACTAGACTACAATTAGAAAATGGAACAGATGTTGAAGGTGAGTGGCAATCTCTAGTCAATTTCTTTTTTCTTGCAGGAATGAAAGGTTCTCCTTCATTAGTAGAATCTCTTTTTGCTAGAAGAGCATTAGTTAAATATGCTCATAATATTGGATGGACTCTTAGAGATAATAGAAAGTTATTTCTTTCAATGAGATCATTCCATGCTTTTAAAGGATATGCCTTTCAACAGTTGTCTAGATTAAAGAATGGTGTTAAAGAATGGAATGACAAACATACTTGTGATAATCAAACTAGAAAAGAATATTTTGAAAAATTTGGTTATGATGTGAAAATGGCATATCATCCATTGAGACTTCTAGATCAACTTCATCAGATGTTGACAGAGAATGATCTTGATCTAATGAGAAATAGAGAAGAATGTAAAGCAATGAGAAGAGGGGAGTGGGGAGATTTTAATAGATTCGAACAATATGTTTTGAATAGACTAGAAGAACTTGAAAAGCTTTCTCTTAGTTCTTCTTTGGCTATGCAACCACAAACCGGAGCATTACATCAGCTTCTTTCTAATTGCATAGAAGAATGGTATGGTTCTGAATCTAAAATGCAAAAGCAAGGAACTGAATATGTATCCGTCAAGATGATGATGGATAGACTTGACAATATGGAAAAAGTCCTTAATAAAGTAGAAGAAAGAACTAGACCACCTGAACCGTTAAGTGATCATCTAAAATATAATACTGATTTTTGAAAGGATGTACGATGTCAAATGGAAGGATTAGTACTAAGATTAATAAAGAAGCATTTATGAAACGTCTTAAAAAAATAAATGCTGATCGTGAAACAAGGACGGTCTTTGATTGTATTGATCGTCCTATACGTCCTTTAGTATTTGAATTGGCTAGAATAGGAATGATTCCTAAGTTTTGTTGTTGTGGTTATACTTATGAAGGTGAAGAGTTTGATGAACCAAAAACTCATTATGCTGAAGGAGCATACGTTCATTTCTATGTTAGAAATGATCCTAAAGTTTTATATAACTTTGAACATATTAAAGTTATAGTTAAAAAACAAAATTGGACTTTAAATCATTTTACAAATGGTATTTTTGATTTACGAGCCGGTAAATGTGTACCAGATAGTCTTTATAAAAATTTAGATGGTATAGAAGAAACTATCCATCAGTATGAAGGATATGCCCTAAAGATTCATGTTATGGCAATGATTATACAGAATTATGGTCAAACATTTAATGATCCTGTTGAAATCATTGATGGTAATTCTTTTTATGAAGATATAAAGGAATGGATGATCAAAGCTAAATCTAAATTTGTTATTTCAGTTGAAGACTATTATTCTAAATATGGAAAGCTAATAATGAATAATACTAGTCCCGATAATATTTTTGTACCTCAAAACAATGTCAGAATGACAATGCTTTAATTATGGATTATAAAAAAGAATTAGAAGTAGCAAAGGAGCATTTACGAAAGCTTTGTAGTTATAACAAGAATTATAATAGTGATCAAATAAATAGATTAAATCATAAAATTCACAAACTTCAAATTAAAATTAATCAAGAAAAACAAAAAAAATTATAAGGAGTTGAAAATGGTTATTGTTCTTTATCCAGAAGATTTGCCCATAATTTTTAAGGGCAACAAGAAAAATCCAAAACTAGAGGAACTGTTTGAATACCCTAAAGACTTTAATACACACGATATTGTGTTGTATAAGTATGGAAATAAAACTATTGTTTTAAAAAGTGCTGAACCATTATAACAATTTAAAAGGAGAAGTAGTATGAAATCTACAGAAGATATCGAAGTAGTAGTATCCTTCGATACAACTGGATCAATGTATCAATGTCTTAATTTGGTAAGAAGAGAAGTATCAAATTTTGCTAAGACTCTTTTTGCAGACGTTCCAAATTTCAAGATGGGTGTTGTAGCTCATGGCGATTATTGTGATGCTAGTGATAAAAATTCTTATGTGATCAAGACACATGAGTTGACAGATGATAAAACTAGTCTTGTAAATTTTATTCAGAACTGTGGAAATACTGGTGGTGGTGATGCTCCTGAGTGTTATGAATTAGTTTTGCATACGGCTAGAAATTTTAAATGGACAGCAGGGAAGAGTAAGGTTTTGATATTGATTGGTGATGATGTTCCTCACTCTGCTCATGAAGCCCAAAACAAAATGCATCTAGATTGGCGTAATGAATTGAAATGTCTTTTGGAAATAGGTGTGAAGGTTTATGGAGTTCAAGCTCTTAATA